TCTTTTAATATAAAGGCCTGTTCAATCTTCCAATCAATTCCCATTATACTAACAGATCCAATTCCCATTCTCCAAACATCAGGTATGCCTTCCATAATTAAAACCATATCTCGTATTTTTTCAATTCCGTATATCATTTTTTTTGGATCTTCTGACATATCTTTATTATTAGAAAATTTCCATTTTGGTCTTGTGTCCGGGTGAAGAGCCCTACCTGCATATCCTATAATCATATGAGATTTATTAAAAATAGGGGTTATAACTCTCCATGACCATTCTCCTGATAATCCTTTTGTTCCATCCAAGTTCCATTCTTGAGTAAGTTTTGTTGGGTTAAAGTTTCTTTGTTTTAAATAACGTCTATGAACTTTGGATAGAGATTCCATGTGAGGAGGTTTTTTAGCTTTTCTTGGTCTTGGTTTTGCTTTTTTCTTTGGGATAATATTTCTATCTTTCCCGTATAATTTTAATATTTGCTTTACAGAGACTCCCTTATTTTGAAGAACGATTGAAAGGAATTTATAAACATGATGGGAACCACATGACCAGCAATTCATATTTCCTTTTTCAATACTAAAGCCTAAATGCCAACCATAAGATCCATCAGTACAGAATGGACAATGGGTTTGAATCCATCCTTCGTGACAATGGTGGTGACCACTCTCAAGGTGGGGGATATTAAATTCTTCGCAGAGTTTTATAAAATCCAGCATTTTATTTACTAAATTTTTTCATGAGATCAACAAAGGCATTTTCCATTGAGATACCTTTTTCAGCACACTTTGCTTTGAATTTCCTTTTTAATTCTTCAGGGACATTATGAATTAGTACTACACAGGTTTCTTTTTTATTCTTTTCGGCCACTCTTTTTTCCTTTCAGTAATTGAACTATTTCTATTACCTTTCTTTTCTTTTCTATGATATTCCAGACATATTGATCAATTGTATTTCTTCCTAAGATATAATAAATACCTATCTTATTATCTTTTTGACCAATTCTATTCACTCTATCTTCAGCTTGATCATGTTCACTTGGAGTCCATCCTAACTCAAGAAAAAGGACAGTACTAGAGGCTGTGAGGGTGATTGCTTCTTTATCACCTTTTAATGAAGCTATAAATAATCTGCACCATTCTTCTTCTTGAAATAATCTGACTTGATTTTGTCTTTCTTTTCCGGCCTTTCCTCCAACAGCAGCTATTTTTTTATATTTTTTTATTAGTGTATTAAAGATGTTTCTGTGATAAACAAAGACGACTAATTTTTCATTTGTATTATATAAAAAATTATCAATCCATTCGCAGGCTTTTTTAATTTTTCCTTCAGCTACCAGTTGTTTTAGCTGACCTATTTTTACAAGTGCTTGAGCTTTCTTTGCTCTTCTAGCTTTTTTAGTTCCAGCTTTTTTCCGATACCATTGAAGGAAATGAAGAGTTGCTTTTTCATATTCTTTTGAATTGCTTATATCTATAGGCAAAATTGTTCTACGTTTTTTAGGAAGCTGAGGTAGAACTTCTTTTTTGGTCCTACGTAGGAAATAAGGTTTGATGCGTTCTCTTAATTCATCTAAGTGGCTTGCACCGGTGAAGTCCCATCCTTTTCCTTGCCACCCTTTTTTTGGATTACAATATCTAAAAGCATATTTCCAGAAACTTGAGAATTCTTTAGGAGCAACCATATTCAATACAGGAAAGAATTCAATAGGACGGTTGATGATAGGAGTACCACTCATAGGTATTATGCATTTTACTTTCCTGGCTATTTCTCTGCAGGCTTTTGTTCGTAATGCTGTTCGGGTTTTTAAGTAATGACTTTCATCAAAAACTATTACATGAGGTTTTATTTTTAATAATTCTTTTATCCAATAGGTTATAATATCATAATTGATAATTATTAGATTTTCAGTAATGGGATAAGGAGTACGCCCAGATAATACTTGACATTTCATATAGGTGTGTTCTTGAATTTGATCTTCCCAATTGTATTTAGCACTTGCTGGAACAACTACTATAATTGGTCTTTTGCTGGGATTGACGGCAGCCCATCCAAGGAATTGGATTGTCTTACCTACTCCCATATCATCTCCAAGAATACCTCTTCCTTTAGTTTTTTTAAAGAACCACATTCCCCCTATTTGGAAGGGAAGAAATTTTGATTTAATAACTTTTTTGATTCTTTTTTTTAGAGACATTTAGAAACTTCTTTAAAAGCTTTACTAACATCTTTGGAAGTCCAATCTAAAACATCAATCATATAATTTTTTAATTTTGTTTGACTGGTTTTGGGCCGGTTTGGTCTGATACCTTCATATAATTCTTCTGGTGATTCAAAAACAATTTTGATTAGATGTTTTGTTTCTTCAGTCAGTTCATTGAAAAAAGTTTGAAACCAACTGGGTTTAGTTTCTTTTTGGATGAAGGGATTTCTTTTTCCAGTTTCGTAAGTATCCATAGGGATTTCTCGTTGAGGTTTAATACAATAAGTTAGCATTGCTCCTTTTGCACATAAGTTAACATATGTACAAAGTTTGGATCGTTTTGGATTCCAGTTGGAAAGTTTTTTGAAAACACTAAATATCCCTTCTGATAATACTTCATCAAAAGGTTTGGAGTAATGATAGCTCAGTTTAAGAGCAATGCCTGTTATCATTTTTTCGTATTGATTCCAGACTTCTTCAGGACTTAATTTTCGTAATTTATATTTACGTTTTTTGCTCTTCATTTTTTTCTCCGGGGCAAGAGTAATAATTTAAACAACTATAAGTATTATAACATATAATCTACTAAATATCAAGTAAAAAATTAAAAAAATTTTATTTCTTTTAATTTCATATACTTATAGAGATTACAAACACAAATTATTTCTCAGAAAAGATAATAATATATAAGAAATGTTTTAAATAAGAAGGAAAAAAGAATGGTTAGAGAAATGGACAATGATGATAATTCTTCTGAAGCTCTCTGTGAATTATGTGAACGGGAGCAATGGGTTAAGAAAATAAATGGCATCCGTGTATGTCAAACTTGTTTAGATGAAATTGAGAAAAGGAAAAAAAATGAATGAAATTGAAAAGAAGGAAATAGTAACAGAGTATTTAATACATCTTAAAGATTTACCACGAAAAATTATGGTGAAAGAGTTTCATGTAATTAAAAATGGTGTTCCAGAGAAACCTACATCATGGGAATTCTTAACTCTTTTTAATGAACCGATGAAAGGCCCAAAGGGTGAATCTCTTAATATTCAGATTCAATGCGGTAAAAAGATTGAAGATGCTAAATCATTTGAACGTGCTTTTGAGAGATTTGATAAACATGCTGATGGGGAACTTGAGAAAGCAAAAAAAGAATTGTCGCTGAAGATGTCTGGTTTGATATTACCAGGACAACAGCAGACACCCCCTAATCAAAATCCTTTTGCGAGATAATAAAAGATGAAAAAAGGTTATTTGGTTATGAAGGGAATAAAGACCATAGGCATAAAAGATGCTTTTAAAGAAACAGTTCAAATTTCTGTAGTTAATAAAGAAGAAAAGGTGATTGGATTAGCTCCAATATATTCAAATAAAAAGTTTGCTAAGAAAGCTTCTGAAAAAGGAAAGTATAATGTGGTTGAAGTGGTGGTGGGAGATTTTGAATGACAGACAATGATTTAATGCCCTGGGGAAAACATAAAAACAAAAAGATGAAAGATGTACCATCTCAATATTTGCTTTGGCTTTATGAAGCAGTTGAAGATGATGGTGCTCCTGAAGATGGTAATTGTGTTAAGGAATCAGTATTAAATTATATTGAAGATAATTTGGATGAAATTGAAAAGGAGAATGAAAATGATTCATGAAGATGAAAAGTATAATGAGCCATCTGCTGTATTAGATTTGTTAATTCCAGAAGATGAACCTGTGTTTTTAATTAGAGGAACAGATCCATCTGCTCAGTATATTTTAAATGAATGGATAGATACGAATTGGAGCATGTTATCTGAAGAAAAAAGAGTCAGTGTTTCAGCTCATGCCAGAAAGATGGCTAATTATTATTATAATAAGAATAGAGAAAAAAAGCAACCCAAATTAAAGAAAAAGAAGTTTGCATATAAATACGCAAAATTTGAAATTGATCCTGAAGGTTGTGGTAAAGAAATTTATAATTGTATTGATATAAATAATAATCGTATTATTGGGCAGGTTTCATATAAAAGTGAAACGGGATGGACTTTTGATTTTGAGCCTATTTTTTCGGATACGGATACACAGTTTTATCCTCAATGTGTAAATAATATAGAAGATTTTCTTAAGCAATTAAGTAAAAGAGGTAGTATTTAAAAATGAAAATTAAATTGAAACTAAAAGGTGAGAAGAAGTGGAAGAGCATTGAAAAGGATTATACATTAGCCCGGACAGTTGAAAACTTTGCTGAACAGGAAATGCTTGAAGCTCCAGATATTGTAGAAATAAAAGGTGAAGGGGAATTTAAAATATCTCTTATTTCTGAACCTCAATATTATGCTGAGAGGATATAGAAATGAAATGTAGGATATGTAGATATGCTATAGTGTTTGATTTGCTGAAACCCAAAAGAAAATATAATTGCACAATTCATGAAAACCCAATAGCTAATTGTAAACAGTTTGAAAGAGTGGAGAAGAAAAAATGAGAATGAACTACCAATGGCTTAGGTTTGAGATAGATGATAGTGAAGGTGGAAAAGAAATATATAATTGTACGAATACATTTGATGGTAAGGTTATTGGGCATGTTGAATATTCTCTTAATTCAAAGCAGTATAGTTTTTTCCCTGCTTACGGAAATCATATTTTAACTCCTCATATTATGAGAGACATATTACATTTTTTGAATCAATTGCAACGACATAAAGAAATAGATAAAATTAAATGGAGAACAGAAGCTCCAGAAATAAAAACAAAATTAGTAATTTTTTATGGTGGATCTTTGCATGGGACATCTAAAAGAGTAAATATTTTTAATGTCCATTGGTTTTATAATGCTGTATATCCAGAATTTAATCCAGGTTTGTATGAAGAAGGTTTTCCCCAGGAACCTGAATTTATTGGAAAAGAAATATATAAATTAAAAGAAGTAAGATTCCCAAAATCTAAAATATCAATATATCGTTTTGTTTTTCAAAGTAAGGAATAAGAAATAAAATGGAAAGAATTAAATGTGCTGCAGTAAGAAAATATTTCCTTCTCTATGAAGGTGAAAGCCATGCTCAAATAGGAAAGGATCATCCAGGAATATTAAAAAATGGTATTCAAGGATTTGTTACTGAGTCAGGTCAGTTTGTAGGAAGGTCTGTAGCATTAGGTATTGCCCAGGAAGCTGGACAAATAGTAAAGAAGCATGGCAATAAGAAATTATTGTTTTCAGAAGATTTAAAGGAATAAGAAATGGAATGGAAAGATAAATTAAAGAATTGTCCTTTATGTAATGAACCGGCTCATGTTCCCCGGATTGGATCACTTGAGAAAACACATTGCACTGATATGGATTGTTCATTACATACTGTTTTTATAGATTGTGAGGAATGGAATACCCGTCCAATAGAATCAAAAATAAAAGAGATTGTGGAAATATGGAAACGAGAAGGGATTGTTCAAACATCAGATGGAACTATAGAAGATGTTGTTTTAAAAATTATTAACGGAGAGAAATTGAAAAGGGAATATAAATAAAAAGTGGGTGGGGTATGTAGGTCGGCAATCAGCCGGGTTGCTAGGCTTACTAAGAGTGTATATGCCCCATCCACCCTATTTTAAAAAAGGAATAAATAAAATGGATAAATTAGAAGCAGATGTAAAATTGTTGATGGATCATATGTATAAGACTGAATGTAGATATTTTATTGGTGATGAAGAAGAATGTAATCGACCTGGTAATGACGCTTTTAATAGAAGATGTAAAGCGGATTTTATTCCTCATCATATAGCTTGTAATTGTTATGGTGATATAAGGGAATGTGATTTTCCATTAGAGCATTTGTAAGGAATAAATAAAATGGAAAATGAAGCAACTTGTATTGATTGTGCGTCAGCACTTCCATTAAAGGTTTTACATAGCAACGCTGGATATTATATTGGAACATTTTGTTCATGCTGTGGCCCATATAGTAGGGAGAGTGAATATTTCAAAACCCGTGATGAAGCAGAAAAAGAATTGAAGTTTATTTTAAAATCGGAAAAGGAATAAAATGAGTGAATATAATAAATATAATGAGTGTGATGAATGTCCAATAATAGAAGATAAATTAAAATTGTTGGGACAAAAGAGGGAACTCAAGAAAGTATTAAACAAAATTAAAAAGCTAGTTAATTCAAAGGACTGTAATTGTAATAACAGCCCCTTGAACTATATGCGACTTATAAACACAGTTTGCACATATATAGTTTTAAACTAATGACCTATTAGCTTAAATAAGAACTGTTCGTTTAAGATAGGTTTACAAGGGCGCTCTGGGATCAGACGAGAGTGGTGGAGGCTCCTCTTTTTCTTATAAAAATCCATGCAAGTGGAGGTCTGTATAATAAATATTATATATTTATTACCTGGGGGTGTTATTAAAATAATCAAAGTTTTTTTATTTTTTACTTGATTTTTATAAAGTTATAAGTAATAATATAGAAGATGGTATTAACCAATCACGACCTAACCATTATGTATATAGGGGGTTTTTGGAAATTGAGCAAACTAGCGAAGAGAGCAAGAAAAAGAAAAACAAAACAGAAAACTACCAAAGTCATAAAACGTAAAGGCAAAATCAATCCTGAACGATTAATAAAAGCAATCGAAGATTCATACGGAAACATAGAGACAATAGCTTATAAAATGAACAGATCGTATGCAGTCATTTACAAACACATTAAAAACGCTCCCCCTGAGATAAAAGATATATATGATCGTGAGAATGAGCGTATCCTGGATGTAGCGGAAGAAACGGTCGTAGATATGGCTATGCAGCGTTTGCACTTTCCAACGGCTTTAAACGCCTCTAAATTCATTCTGACGCATCATAAGAAATCTGAGAGTAAGGGATATAAAGAAAAGAGGCAACTAACATTGGAAGGTGGGGAAAATCCATTGAAGGTCCAGAATGAAAATGTTGTATCTTTGGATGAAATGAAATCATGGCCTTTATCTCTTAGAAAAAAGATGTTGGCTGAAATGGAAGAAAAGGAAAAAGATGAAGATTAAAAAAAGTAATATAATAAATAATGCTCTTAGAAATGTTTTAAAAAGGGTGATTGAGTTATTCCCGAAACAATTTAAAAGAATAAAACCATGGAAACAGGAAAATATCCACGGGGAAATGCCTGGGGGTGGTTGTTGTAAAAGGGCTACAGGCCAATTTTGTTTTGAGCATAACCCGGATAATTATAAGAAGGAAAAAGAATAATGGGATATGTACCACCGCCATTAATGTTATCCAGAAAAGAGTTTGAGAAAAGATATAAAGCAGGAGCCAGAACAATGAAAGAATTAGATCCAGCTTTGGTTAAATGGTCTGCTAAGAATGATTTGGTTTTTAAAATTTATATGTTTAGTGTAATTCTTTTTTTTATTGTTTTTATATTTCTTATGATATTGGCAATAACCAAATGACCGTAACTGAAGCTCCTATGATTAGTAAAAACCTACTCCAGAAATCCATACTCCAAGATTCCTTCTTTGAATTCATGCAATACCATTGGGATACAGTTGTTCCTGAAGAACCAGTATGGAACTGGCATATTGAATATATATGTGATGAAATGCAAAAAGTAGCTGAACGGGTATTTAATAATGAAAAGAAAAAATACGACTTAGTTATAAATGTCCCCCCTGGTTCAACTAAATCAACTATCTGTTCTATTATGTTCCCACCTTGGACTTGGATCAATATGCCTTCAGCAAGATCCATATGCAGTTCTTATTCTAATCCTCTTTCCCTTCAGTTATCCAGGAAAAGCAGGGATGTGGTTAATTCAGATAAATATCAAAATTTGTTTGATGTTAGACTTAGACAAGATCAGCAAACTAAAAGTAATTTTGAGAATATCCAAGGTGGATATAGGTATGCTACTTCAGTTGGTGGAACAGCAATGGGATTTCATGCTCATTTTCTTATTGCAGATGATCTCCTTAATCCTTTGGAAGCAGCATCAGAAGTAGGACTTAAAAATGCAAACAGTCATCTTAGAGATACCCTTTCCACTAGAAAGGTTGATAAAGATGTCACAGTAACAGTATTGATAATGCAGAGATTACATGAAGATGATCCAACAGCAATGACACTTAATCAGAAAAAAGCAAAAGTCCGGCATATAAATTTACCAGCTGAAATAACACTTGGAAAGAAAATGACAGTACGTCCAAGATCATTAAAAAGAAAGTATAAAAAAGATCCAGATAAAAAAGGAACACAGCTCTTAGATCCAATAAGGTTAAACAGATCAGTATTGGATGAAGCTTTAGATAAACTTCTTGAATATAGTTATGCTGGTCAATTCCTGCAGAGCCCAGTACCCTTAGAAGGGGGAATGTTTAAAACAGCAAGAATTCATGCTGACATTCCTCCAGTAAGTAGAAATGATTGGATACAAAAGGTGAGGTTTTGGGATAAAGCAGGAACAGAAGGTGGAGGAGCTTTTACTGTTGGTCTGTTAATGGGAGAGGATAAACAAAATCGTTTTTGGATATTAGATGTAATAAGAGTTCAACTGGATACATGGGAAAGAGAAAAGTTAGTAAAACAAACAGCTAAAATAGATATATCAAATGAACCTAGAACTAAAATAGGTATTGAGCAAGAACCAGGATCAGGGGGGAAAGAATCTGCTTTAGGTACTATTAAGAATTTAGCAGGATTTAATATTGAAGCAGTTAATCCCACAGGAGATAAGGTACAAAGAGCTGTTTCATTCTCTAAGCAGGTAAATGGAGAGAATGTTTATATGGCTCCAGGAGAATGGAATCAAACTTACATAAATGAATTAACGCTATTCCCAAATAGCAAATATAAAGATCAAGTGGATGCTTCAAGTGGAGCATTTACATTAATGACATTTTCAGAACAAGTTGAAGTAGGAGCTTATTTAAGATGAAAAAAATAAAAAGATTTAAGAAGAAAGCAAAAGAAGTGACTGAACAAACATTTAATGGAATTGTTACTGAGATTATGTCAAATGAAAAAGATAGGGGTATGATTAGAAATGCTATTAGTGGAGCAATCACTAATGAAATTACCTCTAGGACTAATCTTTTAAACAAAACAATTGATGAGCGCAGGGAGATTGATGATGAATGTGGTTATCCCAGTGTAATTACTACAGCCCAATACAGAAAAATGTATGACAGGGAAGGGATAGCAACCAGAATTGTTAATCTATACCCGGAAGAGAGTTGGTCACAAGATCCAGTAGTAGCAGAAGATGAAAAAGCTGACCCAACTGAATTTGAAAAAGCCTGGGCTGAATTAGAACGTGAACTTAAGATTTATTCCTATATGTTTAGAGGTGATGGATTGAG